TTTGTTTTTTTATAGTTCATCATAGTATTATCTCCTTAACATTAATTATCGTCCATTACAACAGCTGCTTGATCAATTCCTGACTTTGCAAGACTGACTCCAGCTCGTAATTTTGCTAAATCTTCGTTCTGATCCATTTTATCTTCAGCTATATCTTGTGCTTGCATTAATTTTGCTCTTGCAAGGTCTTCATCTGCCTTATCAGCATCTTTTTTTCTCTCATTTTCCATTGCACGAAGGTCAACCTCACGTGATTTTAGTTTTAAAAGAGGATCATTATCAAATTGTGACGTAATTTGTTTCTCTTCCTTCATATATTCTTCAGTCATCTCTGCAATTAGTATAGCTTTTCGTGATTCTACTTGATTTGTCATTGCTTGTAACTGTGCTTGTAACTGTGGATTAGTTGCTGCTTGCTGTTGCATCATCATCATCTGCTGCATTTGTTCTCTAAACTCTAATTGTACTTGTTCTTGTGCCATTAGACTTATGTGCTCTAAAATATTTTTTTGTATCGCTCCCATAACCGCAGGATTATTTCTAACAATGTTGGTTGACATAAAATTTAAGTGAGCTGTGATGTGTGCTCTGTGATCTTGACCAGGAAAAGCTTGAAAAGGTTTGCCACCTAAAGCATTGATGTGTTCTAAACTTGGGTCCATCGGTGCAGTTGGCGCTGGTGGTGGTAAAACTGCATCAACATCTTTTACACCTATCGCATTATACATGTTTCGGTATACCTGATACATATTATGTAATTGTGGATTCGCTGTTGCTATTTGTAATTGTGTTTGTGCTAAAGTAATTCTTTGAGACATAGAAAATATATTGGGGTCCGCTACTGGTATGATATCAACTCTATTATCAAAATCAGTTTGTTTAATATTTCTAGCACCACCTACAACATCATATGGATATTCTGGTGGTAAATATTGTGAAACAATTTTTCCAAGTAATTTAAATTCATTCTTCATTGCTGCGTAACATCTTTTATGAATAGCTGACATTACTCTTGAACCACGTTCAAGAAGAGCGACTGTTGTTCCAACTGCAGCACCTTGATTACCATCGCCCACTTGCATATCAGCAATACTCGCGAATCTTTGACCAGCTTGTACAACAATACCAAGTAAATTTAATAAAGTTTGAGATGGTTCTTTGTATGGTAATGGAAAAAATGCATCTCTTAAATTACCACCTGGTGCATCAACATCTTTAAACTCACCTGGTTGTATTGGAGATGCTTCATCTCTAACTCTAACACCTCTTTGTTTAAAACCTGCTGGTAAGTTTGATAATGTTCCTGCGTCTAATAATTGACGGAGAGCCGCCGTTGCCGTACGACTCAATCCGCCAATCATATGAATGAGTCCAAAGCCATAAAATCCGAGTCCGGGCAGAAATTTAAAGTGGACAAAATATTGGATCTTATTTTTCTTTAGATCATCGGGCGCATAGTTTCTCCGTATGGAGAGCACTACTCGGCTGCCTTCTTCTACAGTTACTATGTAGGGCAATTTTATTCCAGTTGGCTCACCTTGAGCATCAACCTCTTCGAAACCTTCTAAGTCTAAATTAACATGACACTCTAACAAAGTGTATACAGGTTCGTTCTTACCTGTTTTCTTTGTACCATCTAACTCACGTTCTTTTTTTGCAAGTTCGTTATTTGTGTCTGTTCCTGGTGAACCCAGTTCTACATCTCTATAGAAACCGCTGACTTGTTGTTTTCTTAATTCGTTTTCAGAAATTTTTAATGTGTGAATTACTGCCTCCGCATCGTCTAATGAGGTAGCCGTATACGGGACAATTAATTCATCGGCTGGTACAAACTTTGATACTGCTCTGCCCATTGGGACATCGTAGTATATTTTTTTAAAAGTTGATCCAGCTAGTGGTAGGTGAAACAACATCGAATCAAATTCTGATTCGTATTCTTTCATTTGATCCATAACCAAATAGTTCATAAAATCTTTTACACGTTGTGACTGCTGCTCTGTTGCAGGGTTTTTAATTCCAATAATCTGTGTTCTTACTGGTCCATCACTTGGTAATAATTCTTTGTAAGCCTGTGCTTGAAACTGTGTAACTGCTTCAGCTAGAACTGGGTGAGTTGCACCTGAAGCTCCTTGAAACGGTTCTGTTCTATTCTCGTATTTAAATCCTAAAAGATCTAGACCTGTAATGTAAGATTGCTCCCAATCTTTTCTTGATGATTTATAATCCATGTAGTTTTGTGCCATATCGTTTCCGATTGGCTCCAATACATCATCAGGTAAAAGTTCTGATAAATTGTCAAAGTGTGATTCTGTTCCTGGTACATTGATTGAACCGGGTTCGTAATCTAAAGTTACGCCGCCATCTTCTTCAGGGATAACTTCGATTGGTCCTTTTTCTTCTACAGGTTCCTGAACAGCAACATCTTGCAATTCCTCTTCTGAAGGAATCTCAAGTTTGTTTCTAGTGTTCGGGAGTCCTTTGTCTATTTCTGCCATTTAATACTCCTATATTTTAATACCACGTTTTAATAGTCCTTGCAACCCTTGTGAGTTGGGTCCTTTTACTGGTGGTGGGCCTTGGTCTATACCAGCTATTTTTGCTATACCACCGCCTGCATAATTTTGAAAAAGTCCTTTTCCTAATGCAGCTTCACCTAGAGATCTATCCTCCATTGCTTTATTAACAAATGGTGATGTACCAGCTTGTATATCATCTAAAGTAAAACCTCGTTCTTTGTTGTATAAATATAATTCTCTTGGATCCATTTCATTTAAATATCTTTGTTCTTTTGCACGATCTGATTCAAATCCAACATTTCTAGTAAATGGATTAACAATATCTAATGCAAATTTAAATGGTTGTGTGTAACTTTGTGTATCAAAAATAGGTTTTAATACATCACCAATTACTCCACCTTCTGGATCAAGTTTTCTTTTTCTATTTTCATAAGATTTTAATAATTCACTTTGTGTTTTTTTTTTAAATAAATTATTTAAATAATTAAGCCCTGTATTGTAGCTTTCCGTTTTACTTAAATCAAAACCCATTTTATCTAAAATGTTAATATATTTTTGTGATTCATCCGCAATTTGTTTATTAACCTTAGGTAGATCCATTTCTGCTCCCATGGATAAGTCAGAAGACATTTCACTAGTGTCATCTTTAGCAACATCAAATTGTTTTTCTATTGCTAATTGTTTATTATCTAATTTATTTAAATTTATTGTGCTTTGTAAAAGATTTATTTGATTTTCATCAAACCCTTGATTTTTTGCACGTTCTAATATTTTAGAATCAAATGTATCAAAATCGTAAAATATAAAAGCTTTATCTAACGCTTCATCAAAATCCATACCCTTACTAACGCTATTTGCGGAATCAAGTCCCACATAAAAAATTTCTCCACCTAAAAGTGTAAATGGGTTTGCTGCATCAAAACTTAATCTTGCAACATTTTTTGCAATGTTAACCGCTTTAGCTGATCTAAAAAATTTACCTATATCTCCATCTGCGGTTAATTTTTTTAAAAATCCTTCTGGATCTTGTCGTGCTGCCGGACAAAAAGGATCAGTTCCCTTTGCTAAACCAACTCTTCCCCCAAAAGCTTTACCACCACACAATACTTTTAATTTTTCATTAAAACCACCAACACTTGCTGTTTTAATTGCTGCATCAGTAATAGCTTGTGCTTTATTTTTTCTTACAATTTCTAAAATATTAGCTTGAACTTTTTTATTACCTACAAACTCTTGTATTGTTACTGCACTTTTTGGCATTTGAACTGTATATCCTAATTTTTTTGAAGCAGCTTTTATGTCTAATCCTTGGTCTGATAATTGTTTTAATCTAGTGGGTGAATAAAATTTTTCAACTTCGTTAAGAGCTCTTATTCTAGGTAATTCAACTCCATACTCTTTTTCAAATATTCCAGCTAATCTATTTATTCTTTTAGATTCTTTTGCAAAAACATTTGGATCATTCATTATGTTTTGTCTAGCTTGTGAAAAAGCTGATTGAAAGGATGCCATTTGTTTTTGATTTAAATTACTATCCATTATATCTACAAACTGTGAAAACTCACCTACACCTGTTCGAGCAGTTCCTGTTACACCAGCTATCTCATTAATATCAAAACCTTTAATTTTATTTTTCTTTAGAATGTAAGATGCTTTCTTTTTTAAAGATTCAAAAGTCCCTTTTTCATTTCCAAGTTGTTGATCAATTAATTCTAAAGAAGCCCTATATAATTTAGCTCTGTAAGGATTACCAAATTGAAACTTGTTCATAGCTTCAAAAAGTTTGTCAGACGCTTTTACATTTTTTCTTATCTTTTTAAATTTATCAATACCAAAATCATTGCCACCATATATCTGACCTATTCTAACTGTAGCTGTGGCTGCTTCACTGGGGGCTAACTTTAATTTAGTTATAATTTCATCAGGAACTATTTGTCCTTTTTTTAAAAAATTAAAAGCCTCTTTATTATTTAATAATTGATTAATATTATTAATTGTTTTTGGTTTTATTTTTTTAGCTTGTTGAAGTTGAAAATCTTTATCAAATAAATTTCTTAAACCCCCATCATAAAATTCTTCCATACTTATGTTAAATTTTTTTCTAATATCTTTTATAGATACGCCTTTTTGATTTCCGTATTTAATAAATTCTTTTTTTAGTTTAGGGTCATTTAAAATTGTTCTAGCTTTTTTAAATCTTGATGTTTTATCTTTACGTTCGGCTAAAGCTTTTTCTGCAGAGGGTAAATCTTTAAAATATGCTGTTTTACCATCGTTAAAATAAGGAATAGAAGCTTTGCCTTTATTAACTCCTTGTTCAACCATACCTGCTTCAAAAAACCCGATCCGTCCACCACCTGCTTTTTCTACTCGTGGATTACGCAACATGAATTGATTAACAGCTTCTGTCTCTTGAACGTTTTGTGTTTTAGCTGGGATAGGTGCTTTACTTGCAGGAAAGACATCAGGAAGATCTGGGTCGGCTTTCTTTGCCCTAGTCAGATACTTCATCATCTGTGAAAATCTAGCTGGG